TGCTGGCGTTCCGGACTCTCGCTGCGCCACCGAACCCCTTCGTCATCTTCCAGGAGTGGGCCGCGCCCAAGGCGTCGAGCGAGCTGGAGCCGTACTTCTACGACCCGGTCGCCTTCGCCCGCGAGTGCATTCGCTGGCCGGAGGGCTACGAGCTGCGCGAGCACCAGGCCGAGGGCCTCCAGCTCATCATCGAGAACGGCCGCCTGTGCGTGCGGAGCGCCCACGGCGCGGGCAAGGCGCAGCCGCACTGGCTCCTTATCGACACGCCTGGTGGCGAGCGCAAGTTCGGAGACCTGGAGCCAGGCGACCAAGTCTTCGGAGCTGATGGCCAGCCCGTCCGCATCCGCAGCGTCCACGAGCGCGGGGAGATGGATCTCTACCGGGTGCGCTTCAACGACGGCTCCGAGACCTACTGCTCAGCTGACCACCTGTGGAATGTGCGCCGGGCCAAGGGAGGTCGAGGTGCCGAGCATGGCGAGTGGGAGACATTGAGCTTGCGCCAGATCATGGAGTCGGGACTCGACCGGCCCAATGGCACTGCTCGCGCTCGGAAGTGGCAGATACCAACGGTAGAACCTCTCCAGTACGCCCACCACTGGACGCCCGTCGATCCATACACGCTTGGAGCATGGCTGGGCGATGGCGCTGGGGCGGCGCCGATCATCACGAGCGCGGACCCCGAAGTTGGCGAGCGAATCCGCGCCGCCGGTTACGAAATCACTGAACGCAGCACTCCCTCGGCCGCCTCCAATCTTTATGTCCGAGGTCTCAGTCGAGGGCTACGCCAGCTCGGAGTCCTCGGGTCGACCTCACGGGAGAAGGCCGTTCCGAGGATCTACCTGGAGAACATCCCCGAGATCCGGCGAGAGGTACTACGAGGACTTCTCGACACCGACGGCTTCGTAGACACCTGGGGCAAGTGCGACTTCACGAGCACGAGCCATCAGCTCGTTCAGGATGTGGCATGGCTCGTTCGGTCACTCAGCGGGGTCGCCCGAATCAGGGAGTGTCACAACCGCTACGGTCCCTATTGGACGACCTCATTCAGCCTCCCCGACGGGCGATGGTTCTGGATCGAGCGCAAGCACGAGCGGTTCAAGCCAACCAGCCAGAAGCGTTACCTCCACCGCTGGATCGACTCGGTCGAGTTGATCGGGCACGAGCCGGTGCGTTGCATCAGCGTCGAGGCTGAGGACGGTCTCTACGTCGCCAACGACGGCATCGTCACCCACAACACGTCCTTCTGCGCCATCTTCATCCTGTGGTTCGCCCTGACCCGAGACGCCATGTGCGCCAGCTCCGACTACCCGATGTACGACTGGAAGATCGTCACGACGGCCGGAGCCTGGCGGCAACTGGAGCGCTACCTCTGGCCCGAGGTCCACAAGTGGGCTGCCCGACTCGACTGGGACCGGATCGGCCGCAAGCCGTTCAAGAACACCGAGCTGCAACGGATGACCTTCCGGCTGCGCTACGGCGAGGCGTCGGCAGCAGCGTCCGACAATGCCGCCCTGATCGAGGGAGCGCACGCGGATGCCATCGCCTACCTCTTCGATGAGTCCAAGTCCATCGCGGCGAGCACCTTCGACGCCGCCGAGGGTGCGTTCTCCGGTGAAGGCGGCATGGGAACGGAGGTCTTCGCCCTGGCCGTCTCCACACCCGGCGAGCCGGTCGGTCGCTTCTACGAGATCCAGAGCCAGAAGGACGGCCTGGAGAACTGGGAGGCGCTGCACTGGACGCTGGCGACCCTGCTGAAGTCGGGCGCCGTCTCGGGCAGCTACGTCGAGCAGCGCAAGCGGCTCTGGGGCGAGAACTCGGCCATCTTCGCCAACCGCGTGCTCGGCGAGTTCCACTCGGCCGACGAGGACGGCGTCATCCCGCTCAGCTGGGTCGAGCTGGCCGTCGAGCGCTACCGCAACCGCCACGACCAGCGCGACGCCGCACTCGGCCCGATGACCGCAGTGGGAGTCGACGTCGCCCGCCAAGGCGAGGACCGCTCTGCCGTCGCCCGGCGCTTCGGCATGCGCGTCCAGGACTGCACCTCGCACCACTACGCCGACACGATGGAGACGACCGGCTGGGTGGTCGGCATCCTGCGCCACAATCCCGGCGCCTACGCCGTCATCGACACCGACGGCCTGGGGGCTGGCGTCACCGACCGCACGAGGGAGCAAGGATTCGACGCCCGCGCTTTCCATGCCGGAGAGACCAAGGGCATCGAGCGACTGACCGACCGCTCCGGCGACCTCGGCTTCGCCAACAAGAAGGCGGCGGCCTGGTGGTGGCTGCGCGAAGCCCTCGATCCGGCGAACGAACCCGAGATCGAGCTGCCGCCCGACGATGAGCTGCTCGGCGACCTCTGTGCGCCACACTGGAAGGTACTGAGCAACGGGCGTATCCAGGTCGAGAAGAAGGAAGAGGTGAAGAAGCGCATCGGGCGGTCGACGGACAAGGGCGATGCCGTCGTCCACTCGTTCTGGGAGGAGCGCAAGCGGCGCAAGGCGCGCATGGGCGACCAAGGCATCCACGACGAGGAGGCGGCATGACGGAGCTGGTCCAGATCGAGGCGAGGGTCGATGCGCGACTCTCGGACGAGGCATGGCTGCTGGAGACGCAACGGCGCGTCATCCTGCCCATGCCCGAGGTGCCCGACGAGGAAGATGACTCGCAGCAGCACAGCGAGTTCTGGCAGCGCGAGGCCATGCACTGGTCGCCCGGCGAGAGCGAGCCGGAGTGACCGCCGTCGACTGGAACGCCATCGGAGCACTGGCGGCGGTCGCGGCTGTCGTGCTCGCCGTCGTCGTCCCGATGGCCAAGTGGGTCGTCAACGAGATCCGCAAGAACCGAGTGGAGATCGGGGAGGTCAAAGGCAAGGTCACCACGCCCGACAGCGTGCCCGGCACGATCGGCGCCACCGTCGCCCAGCTTGCCGTCGACACCGAGCAACACAACGTCGTGGACGAGGCGCGGTTCAAGATGGTCTGGAACGAGCTGGGCAAGGAGGAACCGCAGGCATGACGCGCTGCCTCTACGACGCCCGCCACCGCACGCTGCACGCCGTCTATACGCGTTGCAAACTGGACGATCCCGTAGAGTTTGAGGTCGAGGCGGCGAATCCCGAGAGCACGGCGCTCTGCGACTGCCTCATCGAAGATGACAGCGTGCCCGACGAGGCACTCAACGCATGGGGGGCTGTGTGAGGGCTTTATGGGGACTCTGGGGACTGACGATCGCCGCGGTCTTCACCTACGCGCTCTTCGGGGTCATCATGTACGCCATGACCGGTGACGGACACTGAATGGCAAAACTCGGGGAGCGCTCCGAAACCTTAAAGCGCTATGGGATGACCGAGACCAGCTTGCGCGCCCTCTACACCGACCGCGACCCGGCCGATGCGACGTGGTTGGCCGAGCACGAGCTGAAGGCGCACATCGCCTGGGCACAGGAGCGCCACGAGTTCATCCTCGCCGAGATCGCTGAGCGCCATCCCGGCCTCAAGATCGTCAAGCCGACCATCGGGCCGCCCATCGTCAGCCACCGAGGCCGCACGAGCGACAACTCCGTCTTCGGGGAGCAGCGGGGATGAGCCACGCCGACGACCTGGAGCACAAGATCAACCAAGCGTTGTGGAAGGCCGATCCCAAGCTGGGCGAAGCGCACACCGAGCTGCTCGTCAACGAGCGCCAGGAGCGAGAGGCGAACCCCGAGCCGGAAGCGGTCGAGCTGATGGGCGGTCCGCGTGCGTCCGCGGTCCCGCCATTGTTGTCGCGCCGGGAGCGAGCAAGGACTCTAGTCATCGAGGCCGAGTTCCAAACGATCGAGGCGATCCGCCAGGCGATCCAAGAGACGCTGGCCGAGGGCGAGTAGCGTTACCGAAATGGCCGTCGTCCCCGCTTCCGAACTCTGGACCGGCGACATGGTCCTCCTGCACGAGCAGCACGTCACCAAGCTCTGTGTCCTGCCGTCCGGCCAGGTCGAGGTGACGATGGCCGACATCGTCCCCGACCGCGGCGACCCGCCCTTCAAGATCGTCAACGAGAAAACCGTTCCCTACCATCAGAAGGAGCTGGTGACGATCCTGCGCGACGCCCCGCTCTTCAACGGCATGCACATCACCCAGCTCGACGTCCGTGGCTACTGCCACGGACGGGCGCACGCGGCGCTGGAGCAGCGGTTCAACCAGGAGGGCAAGCTCGCCGAGGACTACCACCGGTGACCATCGGCACCGGCCAGCTCCTCTACGTCACCGATGCCGACGGCGTCGAGCGCCGCTACATCCTCGGCTGCGGGGCCGAGAACGAGGACGGGACCGTCACCTGGCACCTCATTGCCGACCCCGATGACGACGGGCCGCCCGAGACCATCACGGCCATCCCTGCCGAGTGTCACCGCTGGATGTCCGAGGCGCTGGACCTATCACCGGACAACCCGTGGATCAGGCTGAGCGGGCGCGACATCCAGCGCGCCTTCTTCCGCACCGTGTACGGCTACGAGGCGCCCGAGGACTGGCCGGGATGAAGCACCTGAAGCGCCGTGGCCTGACGCTCGGTGACGAGATCGAAGTCCAGACGACCGACGACCAGTGGCACTGGGCGAGAGTCAACGGGGCGACCGTCTCCATCAGTAGCGGGACCGAGCGAGAAGTCACCTTGACGTTTGGGGACGGCGAAGTCATCACCGCCGACCCCGATGACATCAACTGGCGCCGGGTGCCGACCTGATGGTCACGATCGCCGGTTACGTCTTCCTCTTCCTCCTGGCCATCCTCTTTACGGTGGGGGTCGCAGCCCTATCGTTCTACGCAGGGATGCGCTATACCCGCTCGACGCTGCTCCCGGGCATCCTGGCGTCGATGACCGAGGAGGAGCTGGACGAACTTGCGGACAGGACGAGGGCAGAGTCAGAAGAAGCGGCCTGAGGCGATCGACTGCCCTATCTGTGGGCAGCCCGTCCGCTACTCCACGCTGACTTGCTACCTGGGGCCGCAGGTCACGATCACGGTCATTCCTGACGAGCACCACTGCCGCGTGCGAGAGGCAGCCTGATGGCGAACATGAACCGGCTCAACAAGCGTCTCATCCAGCGCACCCTCACCCGAGCCATCACACCGGCGCTGGGCAACCTGAAGTCGGGTTACAGCACCGGCAGCTCCAAGGCCGGTCCCAAGGCCGCCACCCTCGCCCTGAACTTCCAGTCGCCGGGCATGCCGATGGTGCTCGACCAGGACGAGATGAACTTCAATGCGAACGCGTTCAACACGAACGTCTTCGTCATGCGCTGCGTCCAGACGATCGCCACGACCATCAGCACCTTGCCCTACATGGCCGGACTCGACCCCTTCAACCCCGGCGACTACGACCCGACTGCGCCACTCGCCCAGCTCCTCGGCCCGGCCACGCCACAAGCTCCCGGTGGTCCCAACCCGACATGCAGCGCCCGCCAGTTCTGGGACTGGACGATCAAGCAGTACATCGTCTACGGCCGCTGGGGCTGGGAGAAGCAGATCGCCAACATCGCGCTCGGACGCCGCCGGACCCAGAAGGCGGTCGTCGGCCTGTGGCCGCTGGTCGCCGAGTACCTCTCGCCGATTCCGACCGATGGCGGAACGCAGCTCTTCGACGGCTACAAGTACCAAACGGACCGCAAAGAGATCGACCTGAAGAACGACCAGGTCTTCTACGCACAGCGGATGTCGCTCCAGGACCCGCGCCAGCCCGAGACGGTGCTCAAGGCAGCCCGCTACGCCGTCAACATCGCCAGCGGCATCGACGTCTATATGTCCAAGCTGCTTCAGAACGACATGGTCGCCACCACCATGGTCGTCACGCCACCCTTCGATGAGGCCGCAGCCCGGCGCGCCTTCCGCCAGCAGTTCAGGGCGAAGTTCCAGGGCGTCAACGCCGCGGGCGGCACCATCTTCGGCGAGGCCGAGCGCGACGAGGAGGACACCTCCGGCAACCCGCTGATCCAGGTCGAGCGCATCGCCCAGACAGCCGTCGAGTCCTCGATGATCCAGCTGAGCCAGCAGGCGAAGATCGACATAACGATCGCGCTGGGCGTTCCGCTGTCGTTGATCGGCAACGCTTCGCAACGAACATACGCGAATGCAGAGAGTGAGTACAAGAACTTCTGGACGATCACGATTCTGCCGCTCATCAGCGACATGCAGGACTTCGTCAACACCCTCTTGGCACCACTCCTCGGCCAGGAGGTGGGCTGGTTCGACCTGTCCAAGGTGGCAGCCCTCAAACCGCCGTCGCTCTTCGCCCCGCCGATGGTCGGAGACGCCATCAACTTCGGCATCGCCGACGCTCCGACTGTCGCCAACCTCCTCGGCATCCCGGCCGCCACGGCCAGCGCGCACAGCGACACCGACACCATCGACGTGGGCGAGGAGAGCGCCACCAGCACCAGCATCAGCGGCGCGGGAGCGGGCACGGGCCGTTCCGCCTACGGCGCGCTGGAGCGAGTCACCAAGGCCCAGATGCTCGACGCCTACGGCCGCTACGAGCGGCGCAAGATCAACACCTTCAATGCGACCGAGGACTTCGTGCTCCAGCGCTACATCGAGCGCGAGCACATCGAGGTCCGCTCGGCCATCAAGTCCAGCCCACAGGCGACGGCCATCGTCCGCCAGATCGAGAGGATCGACCAGCGCCGCCAGGAGGGCAAGCGCAAGGAGGCGCTCGTCCGCTCCGCCGCCCTCGCCGAGCGGGCCGAGCTGCTGGCAGAGGAGGTGCGCAAGCACGCCGACCACCTGCGCGACGCCGGGCAGGAGTACGAGGCCGACGTCCTGGACGAGTTCACCGGCCGCGCCTACGGCGACAACATGAAGACGCACTGGGTCGGCGCCGACGGGAAGCTGGACGACGAGCTGACCCCCGACGACGTCGAGCAGATCCACGACCTCACCGACCCGGCCAAGAGCCTCACGACCTTCCAGGGCGACGAGGACGCCTGGTACGACGACAACGACGCAGCGCTGGAGGCCCTGACCCATGACGCTGGCCTCTGACCTCGTCATCGGAGACGTTCGGTACAACGACGCACCGTTGAGCGCCTCCACGACGGACAACTGGGTCGCTAGGCGCGGCGGCCTGCCCCCGATGGTCCGGGCCATCGCTCGTGCTTTGATGAGGTCAGGGCACACTGAGTCGGGTGCCATCAGCTTGGCGATCGGGGCGGTCAAGCGGTGGGCACGAGGCGGCGGCAAGGTGCACCCGAGCACCCGGGCACGAGCCGCGGCAGCCGTCGCGCACTGGGAGGCGCTGAAGGCGTCGACGGGGCGTTCCGAGACCGAGCTGATCGGACGGTCAGTCGAAGTCGGGGAGCTGCGTAACTGGGCCGAATGGGATCGCAAGGCCACCCGCGCAGCCCCAGCTCCGGCCGCCGGGAGCGGCCAGGCTCAGGGCGCCTACGCAGCCGGTCACCCCTTCTTCGGCAACCAGTACGGCACGATCGGGAGCACTGCCGTCGCCGCGGGCGGCGTCTCCGTCGGCGGGAAGGGTAGCTCGACCAAGGCCATCCCAGCACCGGCCAAAGGTGGTGGCGCCGGGAAGGGCGCCGGGAAGGGCGGAGCAGGCAGCGCAGCGTCGAAGGCCGCAGCCGCAGCAGCCAAGCAGACGGCGCTCCAGAACGCTGTGGATTCGGCCCAGAACGCTGTGGACAACGCCAACAACGGCCTGGCCGCGTCCCAGGCCCACCACGATCAGTCCAACGCCGCGCTCACAAAGGCCCAGGCCAATCTTTCCGCAGCCCAGGACCAGGCCAAGAAGGACATCGCCTTCGCCCAGGCCAAGAACGCCGCCTCACCAGGAAAGAACACGGCGCAGAGGCTCTCGGCGCAGGGGAGCCTCGACGCCGTCGCCAAGGCCGCGCAGGGCCGCATCCAGGCCGCACAGAACGCCGTCGACAGCGCCAGCAACGGCGTGCAGAACTCCGGCCTCTCCCTCCAGTCGGCCCAGACGCGGCTCAGCCAGGCCCAGGCCGCCCTGGCCAAGGCGAAGAAGGCAGCGGGCATCCGCGGCGACATCATCCTCATCAAGCGCGACGGCTTCGACGGCGCCATGGTCACCGAGGGCGGCAGCGCCGCGAACCTTCTCCCCGTTGGCCCGAGCAGGAAGCAGAGCAAGGAGATCACCGACTCCCAGGAGGAGGTCGTCAAGCACCGCTTCCAGGGCAGCTCGCTCAACGTCTGCACCAAGCCCGGCTGCGGGTTGCCGATCAACCACAAGGTGCACAAGATCACGGCCACCGCAGCGGCGAAGTCCTACCCGATCCTGGCCGCACCTCGGATGGCGTTGGGAACGGGAGCACCCGACGTCCGCCACGCCGGGCCTCTCGGTCACGACCACGTCCCCACCGGCCACGTCAAGGGCGCCGTCACCAAGCGGGTCAACCAGGCGAAGGCTCAGGCCCAGGAGCACTTCTCGACGGTCGAAGGTCCGCTCACCGACGCGCTCCAGGGCCTCTTTGAGCGCCAGCGTGCCTCCGTGGTCGGCAGGCTGGGACGCAAGACAGGCAAACGCATGCTCCGGCGGGCCGCGGAGCTGATGGAGCGCGCCGGTGGGCCGAACGAACCACCCGAGATCCCGCCCGAGGACACCGGCGAGCAGCCGCCCGTGCCGCCGAGCGTCAGCCCTGTCGACATCTTCAACGCCGGGTACTGGGCCGATCAGACGGCTCAGGTCATGGGGCCACACCTCCAGACGGCCGGACAGCTCGCAGCCGGAGCAGTCAGGCACCAGGTCCGCATGGAACCGACGGCCGACGACAGCACGAGCCTCGGAGCACTGCGCGACATCGTTGACCAGCGGGCCGCGGCGGCGGCTCAGCACATAAGCGGCACCACCGGCGCGGAGATCACCACGGCGCTCCAACAGGGCATCGCCGAGGGCGACGGCATCGCGGCCATCGCCAAGCGGGTCAACGACGTCTTTGACAGGGCGAACATCGTGCGGGCCAAGCAGATCGCACAGACCGAAGTGGTCGGCGCGTACAACGAAGGCGCTCACGCCTACGCCTCAGCACTGCCTCCCGACGTAGTCGGCAGCCGTCGCTGGTTGAGCCACCACGATGATCGGACACGACCCACGCACCGTACAGCCGATGGCCAGGAGCAGCAGCTCGGCACACCCTTCGTCGTCGGCGGCTATCCGATGGCGTTCCCGGGCGACAAGGCAGCGCCTCCCAGCGAGTTCATCAGCTGCCGGTGCTCGGTCGCCTATCTGCCACCAGGGGTGAGCTTCAACGTCATCGACCAGGCGGCCAAAGACTACGTCGCCGGTCTGAAGGCTCAGCCACCGTCACCGACGTCGCCGTACAAGATCCCGGCGTAGGCCCGTGGCGTTCACGACCATCACGGTCACGGGAGGCCCGTTCAGGGACGGCCATGGCGCGCTGATGACCGGGTGGGTCATCTTCCGGCTCACCATGGCGCTCAGCCAGGCCGGGGGCGGCACGGTCCTGCCGTCGGACATCCGGGCACCCCTCGACGGCAGCGGCAACCTGTCGGTGGCGCTCACGGCGACGGACGACACGGCGACGGTGCAGGCCGGGCTGGCGGCCTACGAGCTGCTCTACGAGATGAACGGCGGCTTCAACCCCGCCTCCGTCGCCTTCATCCAGGTGCCACACAACGCAGCAGGCGGCACCATCGACATCAACTCGTGCCCGGCTGGAGCGCCTGCCTACGGCGGCTGGTTCGGCTCCGCTCAGGGTGGTGGGACGGTCGGCCCGCAAGGTCCGCAAGGTCCGCAAGGTCCGCAAGGTCCAGCTGGCCCGCAAGGTCCGCAAGGCACCGGTGGTGGAGGCGGCGGCTCGTGGATCACCCGCAAGTTCCCGATCGCCTACAACACCTCGGGGATAGGCAGTGGCCTCCAGCTCTTCGGCATGACCAACAACGACATCATCCAGGACTGGTGGGTCGAGATCGACACGGCCTGGAACGGCCTGACGCCGAGTCTCGACCTCGGCCCTTACGACTTCTCCCATTACGGCCTCCTCACCGCCCTGGCCCTCCCTCCCATCGACATGACCCTGGCGGACTCCACCCGCAGCGGTGTCGCGTTCTTGGAGATCGCCGGAGGAGTGACCGGCTTCCGCGAAGCGCTTCTCGCCGGGGCGCTCGCCAACGGGCCACCCATCCTGCGTCCGCAGATGCGGATAAACGGCGCCGGTGGATGGCCTCTCATCGCCGTCCTCAGCCAGGACGGCACGACGAACGGACCCACCGCCGCCTCCCTCACCGCACAGAGCGCGTTCAGTGGCTTCACGGTGTCGACCGGCTCCAATGACCGGTTCGTCTATGACGGCAGCCCGGCCGGAGCGGCGGGTGACGAGACTTTCACCATGGCAGCGGGCACCTACTCGACCCTCTCGGCGATCAAGGCAGCCATGGCGGCAGCGACCGGCTCGGGTTCGGGCGAGCGCTTCGACACACTCTGCGTCGTCGGCGACAACGGTGGCGGAGCGATCAGGCTGACCGTCAAGGTGGCGGGCGCAGCGGGGAACGGCAACGCCATCAACCCACCACCGAGCCGCGATGTGTCCGCGCAGCTCGGCTTCTCGACGCCCAGCCTTTTCAGTGGTGGCGCAGGCGGCGACCCCGGTTCGACACAAGGAGCAGGCACCATCTACGTCGTGACGAGCACACCGCAATGAAGCGACCAGCCGCGTTCCTCGCAGCCGCCGCCGCCGTCGTGGCTCTGCCGATCGTGGCATCGGTCACCCTCGCACAGCAGCCGCCGCCGCCAGCGCCCGCCATCCCCCACTTCACGAACTTCGGCAGCGGCTCTTGCGCCAGCGACGTGACGAGCAACATGCAGACCTTCCTCAACGCAGCGGCCGACAACTCGACGGTCACGCTCGCCTACCACGCCTGCTACGAGATCGACGGCATCCTCACCATCCAGAACCGGACCGGCCTCACCATCAACGCCAACGGAGCGACCTTCAAGACGACGGTGCCGGTGAATAACACCTCCAAGCACCCGTTCTTCTATCTCCTCTCCAACACGCACCTCACCATCAAGAACCTCAACATCGTCGGTGCCTACGACGGCTCCAACGGAGGGCCGGGCCGAGAAGGCGCCTACGGGATGATCCTGGAGGACAACCACGGCGTCACGCTTACCGGCCTCAGCATGCTCAACATCCAGGGCGACTTCTTCACGGTCCAGGCGCCCTTCGACGTGCCAGGCGGCAACCTCAACACCGGCATCGTCGTCACCAACTCCACCTTCACCAACTGCGGCTATCACGGCTTCGTCGCCGAGGGTGTCAACGGGCTGACTGTCACCGGCAACACCTTCACCAACATGGCAGTCGACGCGATGGACTTTGAGTACGACATCTTCAGCTCGGGACCACCGAACCCCGGCTCCAAGATCGCCACCTACGCTGCCGAAGACAACGTCATGGTCGCCCGCAACACCTGGAATAACTGGGGCGCCGACTGGTTCGCCAGCATCCAGCCGAGCAACACTCCCAACAGCGACGGCTTCCTCGGCGTGCAGGAGCAGAATGTCTTCTTGACCAACAACACACTGGTGCCCGGGTCTTTCGGCGGGTCGCTGGCCGACGTTGAGGTGGTCAACCCGACCACGACTTCCTCGATCTATCACACGAGGAACATCCGCATCACCAACAACCGCACTGTCGGCGCGCTCGTCGGCACGACCGGGAGTTCCATCACTTCGCCTTTTTCCGCCTCCACGGCCCTCTTCCAGTACACGGTCGGCACCTACGTCGGCGGCAACACCATCCAGCTCTTCGACGGCTTCTGTCCGCCAGCGGGCAACTACTTCTGCAACGGCGGCGCCTACCAGCCCTACCTGGGGGCAGTCACCAACTCGGCCACCTACAGCACCACAGTGTCGAACAATAAGTTCCAGGGCGCGCTCGCCCCGATCAATACAAGCCAGTCCACTGGGCCGGTGGATAAGCAGTGTGGCAACTCCTACGGCGCGCACCTGGAGAACCACGACTCGGCTTGCTGAGCCAGCTAGGGTCGCGACCGTGACCCCCGAGCAGCCGGACGACCTGACCATGCCCGATGAGGAGTCGGCCGCAGCGGCGGTGACCTCGTTCAACCAGGAGATCGTTCTCCTCCTGGAGCAGCTGCTGAATATCACCCTGCAACAGGCGCACAATCTGGGCGGGTTCCGCGTCGACGTCTCCAACGCTGAGGGCATGGCCAGGGCCGTGGCTTCAGCCATCGCCACCGCTATCGCTGATGGTGCCAGCTCGACCGCGACGGCCCTGGCCGCGCTCCAGGCTTCGGTCGACTCCCTGTCGGCCAACTTCTCGGCCTTCTTCGCCGCCTGGCAAGTGGCCAATACTCCGCCGTCCCCACCTCCGCAGGCAGTAACAGGTAAGGTTTCCGTCGTAGCCCCCCTCAATCCACAAGGAGTCCCCATGGCGCTGACAGTCGATGCCGCAGGTGTCGCGAAGTTCCAGTTCGTAGACGACAAGGGCGACCTCGACGCCCCAGTCCCGGCCGGTGACGGCTCGGGCATCACCATCTCGTTCTCGTCGGACAACCCAGCGGTTGTCTCCGGCTTCGACGCCTCTGTGCCGGGCGTGGACGCCAACGGCGCAGCGCAGTGGACGGCCAACCCGACCGTCGTGGCAGACGGCACCTACAACCTCTCGGCCACGGTCGCCAACACCTCGGGTGCGACGCTCATGGACGACGACGGCGTGACGGCCTTTACCCAGCCCGCCGCCATTGCGGTGACGCTGGCCGCGGGTCAGGCCACCACGGGGACCGTCTCCGAGGGCTGAACCTCTCCCAAGACACACCAACGACACCAAACGGCGAGGCCTCGGGAACTCCACCCCCGGGGCCTTGTCGCGTCACACATCCCCGTGACCAGGGCACGCCGGGGCCAGAATGGGCGGCATGGACCTCGACTCCGCCACCGATCGCCTGCGCCAAGTCCTTGAAGGTGGACGACCACCTGAGCGTTCCGTAACCGACGACGACATCGACGCCGACCTGGCCCGAGCGGAGGCCGTGCTCGATCGGCTGGAGATCCGCAGCTGGGCCGAGTGGGACGCAGCACACAAGGCGCCTGAAGGTGCCCGCCACACGAATGAGGAGGTGCGTCAGAAGCTCGGCTTCCACGCCATGCCCGAGGAGACGCGCATCAAGTACACCCCGATTAGCCCCTTCAGCATCGTGCGACAGCAGCGCAACGGCGTGAAGGGCTTCAACGTCCAGGACATGCGCACGAGCCGGAACATCGACGTGGGATCGAAGCGCGAGGCCACCCATGTCGCCAAGATGATCGAGGCGCACCATTACTCGGAATACTCCGAACCCGGCTCGCCGCGCAACGACTACGTCGCCATCCACAGCAAGAGCGGTCGCAAGGCTGCCGTGAAGGCGAACACGACCTACGAAGCGCAAAGGAAGGGCGCCGCCGCGTTCGGGGTGAAGAAGCCGCACGAGGTCTCCGTCATGCTCGCCAAGAAGGACGGGAAGCAGGTGACGCATGTCGCTGACTTCTGAGTGGCACGAGAACGTCGGCTCCGATGCCCGCATGGTGCGCGGCCTCTCCAACGAGCGCTACCTCAGCTACTGCTGGCACCGCACCGAGATGCGTGTCGAAGGCCTGACGCTAGAGATGTCCCGAGCACTGGCGCGTTCCCATCCGAGCCTCATCGTCCGAGCCGCTGCCGGAGACCACGCCAAGGAGCTGGCCAAGTTCCCAGGCATCCAGCCGCCACCCGGCGAAGAGGTGCGGCCGAGCGACAGCGGTCATACGGCCTTCTACAAGCACGACACAGCCCGCACCCTGACGCACAAGGCCATCGGCCTGGCGCGTACAGCACACGGTCGGGACGACGCCGAGCGCGCCCGTAACCAACTCTTTGAGGCCGCACGCTCACACCGTGCCGCTGCCCAGGAGTTCGGGGCGTTCTCGACGCGTCTCGACAAGCCCGGCACCAAAGGACGGTCGGACCTTGCCTCCCGGGTGGCGCAGAAGCACCGCAAGGTGGCGGATCTCGCCGAGAAGCTGGCCGCGAACATCGGCGTCCATGCGACGCACCAGCGCTATCTCGGCGTGGCCGACGCCATCGGCGCAGCGGATGTCGCCGCCGACAGGCTGTCCGCAGCCCTGCCGTGACGCTGGTCGCACCCGGCGAGGCGCGGATCTCGGTCCGCGACGATCTCATCACTCGCGACTGGACGAAGTGGCATCTGGAGCATCCGTACATCGACCATCCTCGGGCGAAGCACGACACGCCCGACCTCGGCTCGGCTCACCGTCCCCGTCAGATCCTCGGTGGTGACGGCACCAAGGCGCACCCGTTCAAGACGAACGACGTCGATGTCGCAGCGCGCCTCTTCGTCCAGGGCCACTACGTCGAGCTGCGCCAGCCCGATCAGGTCTCCACCCTGCTCGACAAGCTCGCCGAGTACGTCCAGAAGGTGCAGAAGGAGGGCAAGGAGGTCCCCGACCTGAACCTCTGCAAGGTCTCGGTCCCCAAGACCAACCTCTTCTGCTCCAACTCCAAGGGCATCCCGCGGCTGAAGATGCCCCAGCTCAGCGGC